CCCTTCCGAGGCTTGCCTAGGATACCCCCCACTTGCTATTTAGTATACAATTCGAATAGAGATTTTGCAAGCATTGTTTCGAAAGTGACTTTATTTCTCATATATGCAGAATAAAGAATTAATCCATAATTCTTTCTAAAACGGTTCAATCCAACTTCATCTGAATTAAAAATTGGCGCTGTTCCTGTTCTATGTTCGGACACGTAATACTCCCGTTTCGATTTATGTTTATAAACATGAATTTCTCCAACTGTGCATAATAACTTAAATTCTTTTAAAGGTTTTGATTTTATATTTTCATTATTATTATACACAAAATCGTTTGATAATGCAAATTTAGAAAAGGATCCAGCAGATATTTTGTATAAAGCTGTATCCGCTTTTGCATTGCTAATAGAGGAATGTTGCAAAAGAACAAGCACTATTCCCCGTTCCCGATTTATATAAATCTCCTGTCCAGATTGACGCATCTTTTCACTTTTCCCGACTAACCCCAATTCAAGGAAAATAGGATTAGCAATGTTAAAAGCATTAGCAAGGCAGAGAACCTGCAATGGTTTGATTCCTTTTAATTCCCTGTTTCGGTTGATCGTCTCATACGCATTCAAGAAAGCAGAGCCTTCATTTTTTAATGATCGTTCATGCTTTTCTGGTATGAATTCATCATATATAAGCAATTTAACATCAGAAGCATCAAAACCACGCATATTTGATATTGTTGACAATGCGCAAGTATAACCGACAAGTCTTTCACTTTCTTCTGTTTCTTCAACCAGTTTCGAATTATACTTGCTGATGCTTTTGACCGTAACATTAGAACCAATATCAGTATTGATCGCCTTATATGGATTGAATTCGGGTTTATTAATCAGATCACATTGGGCTTGTGTTCTTCGCATCAGCATTAACCGGGTACCTGATTCATACGCACTTTTGAGCGCTCCGTATGTTTTACCAGTACCACGCCCGCCAACAACAAAATTAAAGGGCTGTTCCAATCTCAAAATCTTTTCAATATCGATATAACCATTTTTTAGATAGATATTCATTATTTATCACTCCTTTTATTCCACTGGCGTATCACAAAACTTTTATTAGGGTGTAGACACGTAATTGGAAGAATTTTACATTTATTATTATCACAAGACACATACCACATTTCTTCATATTTATCTAAATGGAGATTCGGATATGCTCCACAAAATGGACAAGGTTTTAATTTTGTACTATTCATGTTTACACCTCCATAGTAAAAATACGGGGATCACTCCCCGCATTAAAAGAAGAAGAAATAATATGATTATGCTACGGTGCAAGTAATATACTTGCGCCCCGCTTTGCTCTCACCAGCTACCACTTTGATATCTCCCACATCATCACCAAAGAATTTTACAATATCTGCAAATTCCTGCTTAAATGTGTTGCTGATCGTGCCGAACATTTCACCATCAACTGTAGTAATCGAAAGTACTTCCCTCAGTTCTCCTGTTTTCTGATCTGCATCAGTATAAAGAATCCACGCGCAAACCTGTAAAATAGAATCCTCTGCGTCACTCATCTTTTTAACCTCTGGTGACTTCATCATCTTATACTGTGTTCTCGCGTCTAAATCTTCTGGATACATTTTAATAACTTCCATCTTCAATCCTCCTATTTGATTATAAGTTATATCGTCCACTCTGCATTTTCATGCGGGCTTGTGACCGCCAACGGCTGCATTAGACCGGGGAATAATCCCCGATTTATCTATCCCAGTTAAAATCCAATGTTCCCTCACCTGTTTCAAAATTATAAATCAGATTCCCGTCAGCATCAACAACCCTCATGGGATCACGGTAACAATCCCAAAACTGGCACTCTGATTCGAATTCTTCCCACTCTTTTTCAGTAATAAACCCGAAAAACCGCATATTCCTAAATGATTTCCAGAGTTCCCATCTGCACTGATTGAGAGCATATGCGCGCTTCATGTTGTCTACGGTCATTAATTTCTTCATTTCTTCTTCCTCCTGTGATTATTTACTATAATCTTTAATTTCCTTTATTGTACCATAATTAGCCGAATATGTCAATCCAGATTGCCGGGTTTAAAATGATTTTTCTGTATTCCCCGGTGATCCCTAGTGTATAAGTCGAATCTTTAATCAAAACATTGGAAGTAATTTTAACTGTATTATCACCAACTTTCAATTCCTTTATCTCTGGATCATCATTATATACAGATTCTGTTCCACCTGCTTTATAAAAAGTGAACCCCTCTTTAAATGAATAAATTCCGTCATGTTCTGCTAACTCTTTAGCCCCTTTAGCTTTTCCCACACCTGCAATAGTAATATGCAGTTCGTCATTACTATCAACATAACAGTACTTTTTCGCGCCCATACTGGAAAACAATTTGTAAGTTCCTTCATAATCATACAATCCCAGATAGTACTTCTTCCCAGTCAAATCGACAGCAACACCCCCATTTTTTATGCTTGATTTTTTCCGCTGTTCGTTATAATCATTAAACGATACCGAACCATCATCAATCAATTTAACTGAATCCGTATCACAATAAACAAATGAATTCCCCGCTTTCTTGATAGCAATTTCAAGTTGGTAACGTGCATGGGCTGTAGTCCAGATTCCCCAGGCATAAACAAGAAAAGCACGTTTATTATGTTCTTGCAATAATTCTATTTCACTTTCATTCCGTTCAATAAATTGATCGTCAATATAATCGATGCTTTGCTTAACCGGGGATTGCACTGACATACCATAAATTGAATTTAGTTTCGCTTTTGCCATGTGATAATATAATTCTTGCCCCTCTACATTTTTCAATTCAGTTTTGGCTTTGAAATAATTTTGCACTTCTTCCCGTAAAGGTTTGGGGAGTTTCCCATAACGACAATGATAAAAATCATAGAATGTGATATTATCAAAATCATATTCATCCATGATAATTTTAAAATCTAAATCAGTTAGGCTAATCTCCAAATAATCAGCATCCAAAATTCTTCCATTGTCATTATCATGCCTTGAAAGATTTCTGCATTTGTGTTTCGGAATGTATGGGCAACCCCAAAGCGGGTCTTTTAATCTGATACCCGTAAACCCAACACGCATGAGCCCCGCCCTATGCTGTTTATAAATAATCCGACATACCCGGTCTGCGGTTGGATTTTCTTCCCGTATCCATGGTGACATTGGGAATAGATCATTTATCTGCACATCTGGATAACTGGATACCCGGTCATAACTAGATACATGCTCTAATATCTGCCCTGTATAATACCTATTACAATGCGTATTACCACCTCTAAAAGCCTCCCGCAAAATCTCAAAAATGGTGTAATCACTTTGCAGTGATAGCAATTCATCGTGATTATATCTACGCATCGCCCGCTTAACATCCCTACGTACAAAACCTGTAGAAGTATAAGGAATAGTATAAAAATTATCACTTTCAATTTTGAAATATACTTTCAACGCTTCAACAAGTGCTTTAACATCCGTGACACAATATTCTAGTTCCCTCTCAGTTAGTTCCGTCCATGGATATCTGATCTTACTATAATCAAATTCCTCTCCAGATAACTTTTTAGTAACACCCATTTTGTTGGTAAAAGCAGCCAGCGACATGTTAGTTAACAAGTACGAACATCTAAATTCAAAGTGTTCCATCATAGAACATTTTAAAACTTTACGTCTGTCGATAGCAAATACTTCCTCTTGTGCAAACTCGTAAATTCCCTTAAGAAACGAAAACTCAAACGAAAGATTATGAACATAAATCATCATCTTTTCATTTTCGTTAAGCTGTTCTTTCAGTAATTCCATAAACTCCAGAAAGCTATCCCATGTGCGTCCGATTATAGTTTGATCTTCAATTTGAAATTGCCAGATATACATATAGGCTTGATTTATCGATAAATCATTTGTTGTCTCAATATCAAAAGCGCAAAACAAATCCTTGTATTTTTCTGGATTCTTGCGTCTTGCGGGATTGCCCCGTCTGCGCTTTTGCACCGGGGCTTTTCCCACTGCACTATAATCATATGTTTCTACTGTTTTCAAGTCCATTTCTTCACCAATGCATTAATCCTTGATTGTGAAAATGTGCGTCCACCTTTTGTTGGCTTTACTTTCTCCAGATCATCCAAATGAGTGACGAATATATCAATATTTTCCATTAATTTATCATTGGGGATTCTAAGTCTTTCTGCTTCCTGTAAAACATCCAATACATCACCGGACGGTAGCAAAGAATCTTTATATTTTTCTCGTGCTTCTTCCATTAGAGAAATAGTTTTGTAAGTATCTTCCAACGTGCTGACCAGATCACCATACCCTTTATCCTGCATCGATTCCCGAAAATCTGCTAAAAAGGATTTTTCCCCCGTGACTGTAGTTCGTGGATCACGTAGAAAACGCGATACATCCGCTAATTGAGATGAAACTGTCATACGGTTAGATTTTCCTATTTCCTTAAGTGTTGGAAATTTAAACCCGGAACGGGCTGTTAAATTTAAGTTCTGTTCTTGCAAACGTCCAAGTCGTTTATTAGCGATTGAACGCAATTCGGAATATGCTTTTCTGATTTCCGATTCAGTCATAGAATTAATCTCGTTTGGAAAAAATAGCTTTCTATTCTTCTTCATAGGCACACCTCACCAATTCATCATATATCAGCTTTTTAATAACTTTTGTGGAATTATTTTGTGTTGAAATAAAATGATATAGCAATCCGTCAACAGTATCATTCATATCAAATTTGATATTCAGTTGCTTATATCGATTCTTCTGATAGTCCCAACTCGTTTTTTTATTTTCCATAAAAATATACCTCCTGTTATTATTGTACCATAAAAACATCTTG